CAACGCTGTCATCTGTATGCACTAACACTTGTGGGTAACAGTCTGTTTCATAGTTACGTCTGTTCCACTCACACATGGTTACGGGTGCTTCGGTACTAATAACAATGGGGACTCTACGTTCCTCTTCGTTAATGGTTGCGTCATCATCAACCGTTGCACCACGAAATATCATGTTTTCATCAGGCTTCATTTTTTTAGGCACTTTTTAACTCCTCTTGTGTAATTATCCCTGCTTCTTTTAACAGTTCATTTTCTTTTTTCTTTTGCTCTATAACCTCATGAAGGTCTTTACCACGTGAACCCAGCACGTCTTCGTAAGTGATTAACCCTAAAGCCAACTCTTTTTCTATGGCTTTAATGTCTTGGAGTGGGTTAACCCACTCTCTTTTAGGAGCTACCCATCTCGGTTGTTCAAAATAATCTCTATCTTGATAAAACATAAATGGAGAAATAGGTAGATTCCCTGCTAAAACATTGGCTTCTATCCAAGTTTTAAAAATGGGTGTAAGCACATACCTAGCCATAAGTATCTGCTCTTCATCAAACTTCTTATGATCTTGCAAAATAGAAGCTCTAGCTGATGAAAAGTTTACTTGAGAATAGTCTCTAAATGCTAACTCATAAGAGATTTTACGACCAACAGCTATAAGACGAATGGTTGCTTTAATGAACTCTCCAAACTCTCCAGTAGACTTTGCACCGTCTAACTGATGCATTTTCTCACCTTTGTTTAGGTAATAAACAAACGCGTCGTTAATAAACTCTATGGGTTCATTGGCATCATTGTTTTCTCTAAAGTTTTGATGAGATGCAAGGTTTTCTGTCTCTACTGCATAGGCTAAAGAGGCTCTAGCACTTGCACCCTCTACCGTAAGCTGAGTATATTTAGCAAAGTTTCGTAGGTCTACAATGGTCTGCTTGTACTCGCTAATGCCACGGTATTGGCTTGGTCGGTTGTCTCGTTTATAATAGTGGATAATGTTTTTAGCAGGGACACGTTTAACAGTCGACCAACCCTCTGTAATGTTAAAGTACTTTGGCTCACCACGTGTGCCAAGCTCTATACCATCAACAAAAAAGTTTTGTTTAGGAGTGAATTTACTTTGTACTGCTGCGAACCTGTCTACTTCTATGAGTTGAAGCTTTAAAGGATGATTTTTAGATTTGGTTATTACTTTATTAATAAGTATTTCACCATCAGTCATTCTTGCACCAAGGATGGTCTTTTGCATGTCATTAAAGTTTTCACGTTGAGTATAGTCACAGTTTTCAGCCTCTATCCATTTACCCCAAAGTTTTTCAATAGCATTGTCTAAGTTTGCATCACCTGTTTTTGACTGAAACTTTAAGCCGTTTCCTATAGAGTTTACCTTTATGGAGCTGTCTATCCCTGATACTATGCCGTTGTTTTCGTGCAAGTATCTAGCTCTTGCTCTAAGCACATCACGTGCATGACCTGCTGTGCTTTCAAAAGGTTGTAGCCCTATAAAGAGATTAGAAGAACCGTTACGTTTGCCCCCCTCATAAAAGTTTCTTTTGATTTGGGTTGGTGCTGTGGCTCTGTGGATGTAGTCACGTGCCAAGGCTATGAGCTTTTTAGTAGGAAATAATGACACGTGATTTCCTATTGACTTGTTTTGGAGAAGTGTTGGCACCTTCGATGTGATTGCTACCGTATTTGTTTATTTTTTCAATAAGACCATCGCGTTCTGCTCGAAGCTCTTTAACTTCTTGTTGTACTTTACGGTTATTGATTTCACGAGAAGAAGCCATTAAAGCTTTTTTGAGTTGTTTCTTAACAAATTCTAACTCTTCACCTAAAGTTTCCAAAAAACACTCCTCTCTTAAATTATTTAAAACTTTAACAGTTTTTAAAATTTAAATTAAGAGAGAGATTTTGAATATATAGAAGTTTTTATATATATAGAAGTTTTTATATATATAGAAGATTTTATATATATAGAAAAGTTTAGGGTAGAAGCACCACTGCTTGGCTAGGGGCTATAAGATGGTGTCATCCCATTATGAAGCCACCCAACTTTTACCAAACTCGCCATTGGCAAACATAGAAGCCAAGCCACTAATCTGTTTTAGTCTTAATAACTCATCAGCATCCATACCAATGTTTTTCATAATCCATGTGTCACTCATTCCTGCATCTACTAAGTCACCGACAATGTTTACCATGAGGTCAATGTTGTGCGAACCTCTTGCACGGTTGTGACGAATGGTTGAAGCCATACGGTTTGAGATGTCTTTGTCTATAACAGATACTGGTAAACACCCTTCCTCTCTGTCATAAATATCTTTATTTTGCATAAGTGTTGTATAGCGATGGAATCCATCCACTATCTCATATATATCATCTTCTTCTATGTAGTAACATACTATTGGCATGGTGTAGCCATCTTCTCGGATGGACTTTAATAAAAGTTTCATCTCTGGACTTGCCACACTATTTGGATTGTAGCTGTTTGCTCTGATTTTACTTTCGTGTATCTTTTTAATGTTATATACTGGGCTAATCATCTTTTAATTCCTTTTCAAATCTTGTAAATTTACCTGTACCATTTGTTTCTCGTTTGTTTTTAAATCCAAATTGAGACCAGATTTTATCTGTGTCTCGTGCATTTGTCCAAAGCATAGATAGACCATCATTTGTACAATCAGCTATAACTTTTTTAAGTATCTTATCTTTGTGTAATCCATAGATAAATATTAGATGCATAGCATTAGTACTTTTGGTTTTTCTACCAAGCACAAAAGAGACTGCTTGACTATCAACTGTCTGAACATACCAAACATCATCACTTTTTGATGTAATAGCCGTTCCTAACTCTTTATGCACATCTTGGCTGGTCAACCAGAAGCCTAAAAGTCCAAAGAACGCTTTGTCATCTTTCCCTTGTATGTATTTTTCAATTTTCATTACAGTCCTTTATATTTTTCAAGTGCTTTTTTTCTCTTTGCACTCTCTTTTTTCGTTTGACTAAAGCCCATATATTTACCCACGTGGTCATTTTTAAGTATGGTGATACACAATCGCTTCCATGTAGGTATAAGCGTGAAGTTCTTTGAGTCTATATCGTCAATGTAATTCATGGTTACAGGCTTCTTGTCTGTTTTGTAGTTGGTCTTTGTTCCAACTGCAATATCTATACCTGCACTTTTTAAGTCCTCAATGGCTTCTACTGGTAAAACTCCCCCTTTGTTCTGCCAAAAGGTTATGCTTGTTGCTAGTTTTTCTCTGTAGCTATTTGCCAGATCAACTGGAAGTGTATCAAGGAGAAAGTTTGCGTATTGTTCCCACGTAAAATGAGAGGGCTTCTCAATGTTTCTCCAACCCATGGCTTTTGTTCCCCCGTACAGAGCTGTAAAATTAACACCATTTACACGGCTTACCATTTTTCCCCATACATTTGGGTCAAGTATTCGATAAAGTGCCAATGATGATTTAGCAGCGTCATGAAATGGTGATGCAACCCTCATGTCATGAATTGATACCCCTGCGTAATAAAACAGATCATACAATTTGTTGTACGACCAGCCAAATTTTGTGTTAGCTGTCCAAATATCTTCAGTGGTCCAGTCATAAATTGGGTAGAAGTTTGAAACCATTTCATTGGTCTTTTTTGACCAACTGATATCATCATATTTGTTGATATTTCTATCACTCACGATAGCTCTAAACCTATCAAGCGATTCATCAGCACGAATACCAATAAGTACTGCTGTTTTTAACCCAGTCTTCTTACTCCACCAAAGAGATATTTTCTCCTGAAACTCATAATCTGTCATATCATCATGGATAAAATCAAAATCATCTTTTGAAAGATACTTTGGAGGTAAATCTCTAACCCAAATATCCTTTTTGCTCTCCTCCCACGGTCTCCAGTAGCTATGAAACATACTTGTAGAGGTAGAACATCGAACAGGCACACAACATCTAAGGTTCTCTATCTCTCCATCAAGCTCTGCATATACACTATCTACATACTCTGTTGTAGCATAGTATTGAGCTTCATAATCCAAATGAAAGAGTCCAATAGTGTTGCTAAGATTGTGAGCTTTTTTGTAATCGATTACGAGATTTAAAAGCACTCCACTATCTTTTCCACCGCTAAAGGCTATCTCTATGTTTTCAAACTCTTTAAAAATATATTCAAGCCGTTGTTGAGTGGCTTGATATACATTTTGGTTGGTATATTTCTTTTTCATTTCAGCTCTTTTAACTCAAATTCATCATATTTCTCATAAGAAATATACTCAACAATACCCATATTTGGCAGACATGATAATATGTTCTTGATATAGCTTTTGTCATTGTCATAAAAAAGTTTAAACTTTGTCTTTGTTTCAACATTTTCAATCTCAAACTTTTCCCCATAATCTCTAACTCTAATTTTCATCATAGCCCCTTTATAAATTTTTTCAAAGATTTCTCATCTTTGATTTTTTCAATCTCTGATTTAAAAGCATTTGCTACACTCTCTTTGTCCCAAATAGCTCCCAAAATCCTCTCATCAATACTATCTGAACAACAAATATCAATATAAGTCACCTTTTCATCTTGACCGATACGGTGACACCTATCCTCACTTTGAACCCTCTTTGAGTAACTAAAGCTATTGTTATAGTAGATGGCATAATGAGCTTCTACTAAAGTAAGACCAAACCCACCTGATGCTTGAGTAATAACCAAGTAATCTTTTTCAGCTCTCCACTCTTCTAAAACTTTTGACTTTTGTTTTTCACTCAAAAGACCAGTATAGTAAACAGCTTTGTCACCAAGTGATTTTTTGATAAGCTCAATATCATAATGATATTTTGCCCAAATAATCACCTTTTTCCCATCTGGTATAGTTCTGATAACATTTTCTAATGCATCAACTCTATAGCTATCCTCAAAATAGATAGGCTCACGCATATCTATATTTCTGTACCCACTCACAATCTGCTGAAGAGCCTGAAAGAGTTTGAAAATATCAACAGCACTAAACTCTGTTGGGTCTATCATCTCCAAAAACTCCATCTTTGCATTGTCGTAAGCCTCTCTCTGCTCTTCACTCATTCTAAAGTATCGTGTGTCATATATCTTCTCAGGTAAATCTAAACACTCCTCTTTTGTGACCTGATAAACATAAGGTGCTATCTTGGAGGCTAAATACTCCTCGTGTAGAGTGCTAACAATCATACCAGGGAACTTATCACTATAGACCAAGTGATTATTGGCAAAGCTATAAAAACTTTGGTAATTCAAAATCTTTGGGCTTAGAAACTTCATTTGACTATAGAGAGACACAATCCCATTGGTCAAGGGTGTTCCAGTTAAGATAAATCTATATCGGCACTCTTTTGTGATAAATGATAATCGTTCTGCTCTTTTGGATTTGTGATTTGCAATAAAAGAGGATTCATCTACTATCACGCATGTATCACTATCAATCAATGCATTAAAAGCTAAAGTGACTCTATCGCTTTGACTAATGGATTCTAAACCAACAATATACCAAGAGACATCAGGCATATTAGCATCATCTGTTTTATCATTAAAAACATACACATCTTTTGATGTTGTATGCTTTTGAATCTCTTTTCTAATGGTCTCTTTGGTAGATACTGGGCAAACCCATACAACTTTAGAGATTCGCTCGGCTCTTTGGCGTACTAACTCCATTGTTGTTAGGGTTTTTCCTGTTCCCATCTCCATAAAAAGACCCAAGAATCTAAAAAACTTGGTTTTACCGTCAATCACTCTTGTGAATTTATTGACTGCTTTACTTTGTTGGAGCATAAGCTCGGTTTTAATCAAGAAAGGCTTCATCTACCTCAACCTCTTCTACTGTAAAATCTCTCTCTTTTAGTTTTACTTTTGTGGATTCTTTCCCTTTTTTAACCTCAGGTATAAGTTGAGCCTCTTTGGCTCTCTTTGCCTTTTCCAAAAGTTCCTGTGCCTTTGAAGTGAATCTAAAATCATACTCATTTGCAAAGTCCAAAACAGCTTCAAACTGCTCTGATTTCACATCTACTGTTGGATTATCCCACTTTGATGTTGGGATTTTTCGAGCTTCCTCATAAAAATCCTCGTGGTATCTTCTCCACCTAATAGAGAACTTTCCTTTGTATAGCTGAATCCAGCGAGTATGTTCAGGCTCATAGATGCCATCTATTGCTTTTTGTCGAAGCTCTTGGTCAAAAATTCTAACTATAAACCCAGCATCAAGTAGAATATTTCCTATATTGGCTACTCTATCTGTAATATTTCCAGAAATATAACCTATTTTTCTTTCCCATGCTCCACCACTCCAACTATACCTATGCTCTTTGACTAACAATCTAAAGTCTTCTCTTTTTTCAGGGAAAGAGATAGAGATTTTCTCATCAGATATGATTGATATAGTTGCTATGGTTTCTGTGATTGGCTCCGATGGGCGAACAGTTGCTTCTAGTTCTGCCTCTTTTTGTAAGTTTTTTTCAATATCTTTTTGAACTACTATCTCTTCATCTTCAATCTCTTCCAAGAGCTGATGCAGTTCTCTACCTCGTCTATCTATCCAAAATGAAGAGGATTGATTTTCAAATAGCTTAGTAAGCTTATAATTAATTTGCTCTATATTATTTTGAAACACAAAGTCAACATTGATTTCATGTTTCAAATTAGGGTTTTTAAAAATTATACCCTTAATCTTTATTCTTGAGACTTCATCTATCACTTCATAGATGCTTCCGATATTTTCCATAACTTTTGAAGAGATATCTAAAAACTTTGATCTAATAGTTTCAGCCCAAGCAATCTGTTTTTCGCTTCCAACTAAAACAGGTAAGCCATCTTCTCTGTTTTTCACTGCATTTTTTTCATTTTCAGCAGTAATTCTCTTTTGTTTACATTCATCACATTCATGCGACCAATGGTCAGCTCTCCACTGTCTGTCTCTACTATTCCCACCAAATGTAACAAAGTCCATATCTAAACCACATGTATCACATGCTACTGTATATCTTGCCATAATATTAACCTTTAAAATTGTATAATAAAGGATCAGTTTTCGAAATTGACCCTACCGAGAGAAGCTACAACTTCTCTCACCTCCAGTTAAAGCCACTCTTTAAGTAGCTTCAGATTTTCTTTTATTTTTTCTATTACCTCCTCTGAATTATTCAGATTAGTTATCATGCTGTTTGTATCTTCTGCTAAAATACCAACAGAGTAGTCATCTACATCTGTAAAATAGATACCAAAGTTTCCCATCAACTCAATTTTGTTTTCTTTTAGAAAACTTCTTAGAGAAAAAATCTCACTCTCTTGATACTGCTTTGTAAGCCTGTCGTACTTTTTTAAATCCGACTTTTTCCATCTGCTCAATGTCCGAGTTGAAACATTTGCAAAAGATGCTAGTTCATATTCAGATATTTTTCTGTTCATCATATTCCTTTCCTCTAATTATAAAATTGCTCCAAAATCTCAGCATCACCCTCTTCAAGGTATGAAGAGTAACTCTTCTCGATTAGTTCGGCTGTTGGATTTTTCATAAATGTATTTTTCATCTTTTATCCTTTTGTTTATTTATAATATTTTACTCTATTTTGTCTTATTTTTACATAAAAAGAGACAACAATATGCATATTTTTACAAAAAACAGACGTTTAAACCTAGATAGATAACTGGTGAATTGAATTTGAAACAAGACTCATTTTATACTCCTCGTAGATATTCTAGTATTAGTATAATGCTTTAGCACATTTAAGAAATATGTTCTTTAGTAATTATCTAAATGACTCCTATCAATACGACCACCACCCCTACTTTTACCAGCACTCTTAGAACCTTTAGGCTTTGGTGCTACTTTCTTAATTTCTGCTGGTCTCTTTTGCCGTCTATGGTGTAGGAACTCTGCTAAAAAGGTATTGTAGGTTGCACAGTCAAAGAGGTGGTTGTCTTTTTTGTACCGTTTCCAGTCAAACTTTTCTATACCACGGTTTTTAATGGTTATTCGGTACTCTGATGTGAGTTGTTCATAGAGCGTTGCATCTGATTGAGCATGGAATGTTATGACATTTTTTTCAGACAACTCTCTTTTTTCTACCAGTGCTAAACTTCTTTTTAATTTACCATCGTAAATGTCTTTAAAGTTGTTTGGATTGATAGTATAGAGTCTAATGTTATACGTTTCCCTCTCTTGAGTAGAGATTTGATAACGTGCTTCCATGGTGGTTTTACCTTTGATCGGTATACACATGTCTTCATTTTCCACACAGAATTCATAGACTTCATCGGTTCGGTATCCACTATCTACAGCACATACAGTTACTTGGTAGGCTCTCTCCTCTGCATCATAGTATTGGTCACGCATGATGTTTTCTATGTCTTCCCATGTTTCGGCTCTTCCATACTGTAAAACATGATAAGAGACACCATAAAGTAAGCAGCGAACCTCATACCAAAAGTGGTCACCTTGTACGTCCACTGACATAACAATTTTCCAAGTGTCTTTTGGTACTACTCCTTCATCTATACCGATTACCAGTTTTTTAAGCTCGTCTGCATCGGTTTTTTTAACCATTGGTTTGTAGACCTCAGCCAAACGCGTGTTGATGAAACGTTTCATCAGCCTGTCGTCACCATCTTTGAGCTTTTTCTTGGCTTTTAGGTACTCTTCTATGATTCTTACCCAGCTGGTCCAGCCTAGAGGAGAGTAAAAAGAGTTAACTTTAAACCCTTTGACTTTATGCTCTTGTTTGTTGATGAATTTAGCACCATTGTTATAGTCCATCATCCATGTTTTGTTATGCTCTTTGATGAGTGAGCCACAGTGAGGACAACAAAATTCTACATTGGAAATGAGTTTGTAGTTTTCATGGGTGTATTTAAAGTTATCAATGTCAAACTTAACCATGTTGGATTTATTTTGAAGTGTTTTGTCTTTTGGGGTACACTCTGGACATGGCATATAATATTCAGACTGTGTGGACTCTTCAAACTCAGTTTGAATATGGCTCATGCCATCAATGGTTGGTGTAGAGTTTTCATAGATCTTACGATTGGCATAAGAATCGGTACGGTTCTCAATAAGCTCTATCGGGGAACCCTCGCCTTCTACATCATCAACAAAACCATCAATATCATCTTTGATGGCTACAGAGATAGAATCAGAACGGTAAGATGCAGAGGAGTTTGAACCATAGATGGAAGCAGCACCACCTGTAAACATTAGCTGTGTAATGGTTGAGTTTTCACCTGTACCTTTGTTACGAGGTCGAACAGCATCTTTAAGTGATGGAGTAGCATCTATCATCTTCCAGATCTTCTTTTTAGCATGTCGCTCTGCAAGTGCATCAGTTGGGAGCCATAGACCAATACTTCTAGGATCTATGTGAATATAGTAGCCTATTATATTGTTGCCCAGCTCTGTAAAACCGAGCTGTGTGCCTTTGATAACAACGGCTTTTTGAACAGAAGATTGTGGACTCATCACATCCATTATCTCTTTCAGATATGGTGTTCGGACTGTTCGCCATCGCCCAGGTTCAGAGCTTCCATAAGGAATCTCACGATATTCATCAGCCCAATCAGATATTAGTAGATTTGGTAGTGGCTTAACAGCATTAACAAAGTTTAAACTATTAATCTCTAAAAAATCTATTAATATTGACATCTCTATCCTTTTGCAAAATTGCTAATTTTCACTAGCGTTTCATATATCTCCTCTTTTAGTTCGACTCTTAAATAGTGCTTATCCTCATCAGAAATCTCCAACCTTGGTATAAACCTATCAGGCAGACTTGATAACACCTCTCTAACAAAAAGTCCAGCATTTGAACCATTTGATTTAGCTACGTCTTGTGGGATATACTGCTTCATCTTAACAGCAAGATCAAACTCTTTATTTTTAGCATCAGCCAAATCTTTTCTTTCACGAGCTGGTAACAGTTCGACATCATCCGAATCATCTATTCTATTTATCTGCTCTATGCCATTATTAAATAGCCACCTAATTGAATCAAAATCAAAAAGATAATTCTTACCTTCCTGTATACATGGCATTCCATCTTTCCTATATCTATTGACCTGCATTTTACTTTTACCAATAATTGCACCAAAATCAGTTGAACTCCACTTCATGTTACGCTACCTCCTTAAAATGTTACGATGTTTCAACTCATGTAAAACCAAGAAAACTCCTAAATTTTGGGCTTTCAATAAAAAATGTTACGCAAACAATGAGTAACAGCGTAACATGATATTTTAGCCTATATCTAGGTAAAAAATGGGATTCGATGAACCGTAGAATAAAGCCACTCTTAGGAGTACCTTTTTTATTTCCCCATATAGAAAAGTAAATTTCTCTCCATTGTCTTAGGATAATTCTCTTTAAACTTATCAATTGCTGGCTGAAGATTATCTTCATGAAACATCTGTGCAACAGATAACGTACTAAGTGATTTGATTGGCATCCTGTCTTTACCCTCTCTCTTAAACAACTTATGGTTCTTACCATAAAAAGCTCCCTTTACTACTTTTCTTTTTTCTTTACGTTTTATTTTCACACTAACAAATTTTCTGGTGGTCCTAAACTTTTTACCTTTTCGTGATGTTGCATTCACTTTTTTATTCTTAGTTGTTGTACCGAAGTAATTAAGAGACAGCTTTTTATCCTCAATCACAATTTCATAGGCAAAATATGGTGGTCTATTATGAAACTTGGTCTTTATGGATTTTTTTATATCACCAGACTTTATATTATATTCTGCTCTAACATCTTTTGTCGCTTGAGTAGTAAATCTACGACCCTCTTCTTTTGCAGTTTTAGCAATTGCCCTAATTGCATTTTTAGGCTCAATAGCTTCTAACAACTCTTCAAATCCATAAGCATCTATGTCTAGGCTTAAAATAGTATTATTGCTCATATTATCCTACCTCATAATTACAAATATAAATCTCTTTAATAACTTTCCTTTTACCATGTGCATTCTTACCAAGTAAATATTCAATCTCTTTAGATTCTAAAATGTTAAATCCTTGGTAAAGCTCACAAATAAACTCACAGTCATTATAAGAGACCAGCCACTTACTCTTGGACTTACGCAACAAATCTGCCAAAAGCCTATGCTCCCTCTCACCAAACTCACCAATATTTTTATAATACTTCTCAGTTTTATAATAAGGTGGGTCACAATAAAAAAATGCACCCTCTTTATCATAAGTCTTAATTAGCTTCTCAAAGCTCATATTTTCTATCGTTGTATTGCGTAAACGCCTTGACCATTTATAAAAACTCTTGTAAATATATTTAGGCTTTCTAAAGCTCTTGGTACTCATCGCAAAATTATCACCCTTACTCCCAAAACTTTGAGAGATAAGATAATAATAAACGGCTGCTCTTTCAATATCATTTCTAGGTTTAAATCTCTTAAACTTCATATCATCAAACAACTCACGACTAATCAAAAATTGCTTGAGATAAAAACTTAAACTCTCTGGACTCTTTCTAATGTGCCTATGCAGGTTAACCAACTCTCCATTAATGTCATTAATAACCTCAAGGTTAATCTTCTCTTTTGCGTACAACACATTAAGCCCACCTCCAAACACTTCAACATACATCTTATGTTCAGGCATCATCTTAACAATATCAGTTGCTAACTGACTCTTGCCACCGACCCACCCAAATGGAGCTTTTAGTTTTTTAAACTTCACAATTACTACTCACTTTCTTTATATAATTTTTTCACAAACTCCTCTCCAGCATCTGGCATAAGGTGAGCATACCTAAGCGTAATATTGATATCCTTGTGATCCATAAGCTTTTTAATTTTGTCTAAAGGAGTATTCTTTAGAGCCAAATGTGAAGCATAAGTGTGTCTTAGCGTATGCATCTTTACTCTTTTTTTGCTAGATTTATCAAGACAACTGTTAAATAAAGAGTTCAAAACTTTAGAAAAAGTATTATAAAAAGTGTTATATCTTATTTTTGAATTTCCACCAACAATATAACCATCATCAATGTCAATCATTGCATCACAAAACTCCTTACTAATTGGATTCGTGTAGCTACTGCTCCCTTTCTGATTCCTTATTTCTATTCTCATGTTATCGAAATCTATATCTGATTTTTTGATGCTCAAGATACTTGAAGCTCTAGCTCCAGTATGAATACCAATCAATACAAATCTTCTGAAATATTCATTGTCTTTAACTACTTCTAAGAGTTTTTCAATCTCATCTTTCTTAAGCCACCTTTTCCTGCTGTTATCCACCTTCATCTTTTTCAAATCCTTAAATGGGCTATACTCAATAATTCCTTTTTTAACACCAAAATTCACGACAGCAGTCAATATTCCAACAATGTCATTGTTATAAGAATCTGCCACTTTTTTATCTTTCAACTTTTTCTGTAACTTAGTAACGTCTAAATCTTTCAAAGACATAACAACCACATTGTCTAAATAAGAAATATGCTTATTATATTTTTGTTGCGTTTTCCTCCAGGACCTATTGTGTACTTCAGCCCATTCAAAATATTCAGCAGCCAATTCACCAACCGTTACAGAATCATTATGAACACCTGAGCCAAATTTATCTTTATCAATCAACTTTGCTCTCTGGTTAAAAGCTCTCTTCTCGTTCCAACCATTCGACTTTCTCCCAACAGGAACAAGTTCTTTTTTCCCACCTGATGTTTTGTACGTAACATAATAAATAATATCTTTCGTATCAGCATAATCAGCAGGATAATAAAGCTTAACCTTCGCCTCATACTTCTTAGAATTCACAAAACCCTTTTTTACCCCCATCGTTTACCCCTAAGCAAAATAGCCAAAATAGAAGCAAATCCCCAAATATAGTGGATACTATGGAATAATATAAGAAAACTCTTACTTTTCTTTAATAATTCAAACAAAAGCCCATACTTTAGGGATTCAAAAAGGTTTTTATTTTTCACCATTTACCCCTATTTTACCCCTACAGCATTTTTTAACTTTTTTTCTATTGGTCGTAAATAAATAGAATAAAACCTAACCCCACCCCACAACACAAACACATCAACATCACTAATCCCAAGAGCTACCAATATCTCTCTAAAATACCTATCAGCCTTTTCATATTCACCAATATTACATAAATAATCATGCACCACAACAGCAGGTAGATAATCACTTCTATTAGGAGGATAAAAAGACCAAAAAACTCTAGGAATATCAGCCCCATTGGTCACAAACCCAATAGGAACAATCACATCTCTATATCTATACTCTTCATTCAAAATATACTTATGTTCAGGTAATGGAGAAATAACCACATCTCTATAAAATCTCATGTTCCCCAACCCTAACATATTGTGCCAACAAAGCAATCTTACGAGCTTTATCCATACCATTGATAATCTTACGAGCCTTAACAAAGTTTGACCCAGCATCATTAAAATAATCATCAAGCTTTTTACCTGTAAAAGTTCCGTGAATCATCCCGTAAATCAAAATAAACAAAGAGTTATCAAAATCCAATGCCAGCTCAGGTTTTCCAACCAAGTCAATACCCATAATCTTACTAAACTTTGCATAATTATACTTATGAGTAAGCTGAACAAACCCACGACCATAGTAAGGATAATACTTTAGATTTTTTCTTCGCCATTTATCAGGATTCTTTACCCAATAAGCCTCTTCAACAGGTTCAAAAGTTCCAGCAGTCTCATGCTCAACAGTCGCTATCACATACTGAATCTGCTCAACCCTATCTATACCCATCTCTCTACATTTCGACGTTATCAATACAATAGCATCACTCTTTTTCATCACCAAATTCCTTATTAAATCTGATAGCTTGTTCATTCATAGCACTAAGACCAAGTATAAATGCTTTCAAACGATTCAAAAGATACTTAACCTTTAAATCATCACCCTCTTTTATTTCTCGAAAAGTATCTATTTTCATAGATACATTATCATCAACTATCCGTATCGCATCTCTATCTATCCTGTAAGCAGGAATCAACATCGTACTATTAAGCTCTATTGTTTTCAACTTTGGAAACAAAGCATCCTTACAAGGAACACAATCCTTACTGGTACATCCAATCATAGTTAGAGCTGTTAAACTCATCAACAACAATCTCTTCATCGTCTATCTCCTTTATTCTTTCTCTATACCCATCAAACACACTCTCATTTTGAGTATTAAAAATCTTAATGTTTCTTTTTTTGCATTTTGATAAATCAACCTGAACCAATGTAACTCTATTTTCAAGCTCATCTATCACTTTGAAATGAAACGTATACACCAGGTACCAAACCAAAGAGCCAACCATAGCCATGCCAAAGAGCCAACCAAAAACCTTTCGACTATCATAAATGAAGCTCAGAACATTTAACCCACCAATCACTCTAAATCCTTTTTCTAAACAGTGCGTAAAGCACAACTGTAACCGAAGAAACATCATTGATAACAAAAGACCACTCCATCTCTCCATATAAAACCAAAGTGCTACAAATCGCATAAACAACCATAAAAAGAGACAAAATAATCTCTCTTTTCCATATGCCTGTTGTTAAAAGAAGAGCCAACAATGAAGCAAATATCAAAGGAGTTATCGTAAATAAATTTAAATTCTCAAAGAGTATATTTCCATTCATTTTATTTTTCTCTCAATCCACTTTTTAAGTACCATAGGAATAATTTTAAGCACAAAATCCCAAATCGGCAACACATACCAGCTGGTCAAAATAGAAGCCAAAAGCCAAAAAGAGTTTAGTTTGCCCTCAACCACACTTTCACTTCCTAGTATATAAGCAAAAAACTCATTCCCAAAACGCAAATAAATCATAAAAATCATTGGCGTGAGGATAAATCCAAACAACAGAGCCTTTAAAAGCTCTCCTATTATTTTAAATTTCCCGATAGCCTCAATCCTATTTTTAACAACTTCATGTATCATCCCCAGCAGGGAAATCACAGCACCCAAAACACCCAAAAACAGATAAATTGGATCTTGGCTAATCACCATACTGGCAAACAAGCTTGAACCACTCAACAGTCCACCTGCTTTGGTTGCAGCCATTGTCAAGTTGGTCTCTATCATGGCTCTCCTTTCTATAAAAAATTATTTTTTATAGAATATTTTAAATTTAAATAAAAGTTAAGGGAGAGATTTTTAATATATAGAAGAGATTTTCTATATAGAAGAGATTTTCTATATAGAAGAGATTTTCTATATAGAAGCTAAAACAAGCCTTTTTAGCCCACTTGAAAACTCAAACTACAAAAAAGAAGAAAAGAGCCATTCTACCCCCCATTTACGGCAAGGAAAACAGCATAAATATGGAGTAAATTTAAAGAAAAGTGGATTAGGGGTGGTAAAAAACATATAAAATAACTTAATTATATAGTTTAATTTTGATATAATATTTATTATTAACAAAGTGAATTAGGAGATAATTTTGAAAGAAGAAGATTTACCAAGAAATATCAAGACAAAAAACTCTGAAAGCCTATACGTTTCAGAATATTCACTCTTTTATCTTCGGCAAAAGATGGAAGATTCAGATAAAAGTAGCAGAATAGCAATAGGAAAACAATTAGACAGTCTAATACTCTCTCAAGACGACTTCAAAGAGACCATAAACAGCTATTTTGAGCAAAATAAGCTATAGTCCACATAGACCAGTAACCTTGTTAGGCTACTGGTTCTCAATACATCGTTGTATTTATTTTTGATAAACACTTCTTACAAACATCACTAAACTCAGTCTCAATCTCTTGTAAATCAATTAAATATTCAAGCTCTTTACCACAAGATGTCAAAAGCTCACCATTTTTGATGATGTGGAATATTTTGCCCAGTTCCTTCTCTTTTGACATCTGATAAAAATCATTCTCAAAAAAAGTAACCCTTTTAATGTCATATCCACGATAATAAATTGTTCTATCTAAGCTAAAAAATTCATATCCATCTTGGTACAGAGGTATTGCCTCAATTTCTATCGAAGCAAAACGGGGATTAAAATATTTTAACTTCTTATAAAGAACAATCGCTTCACTTTCAGTATGTGATACAAAGCACACTTTTTTATCTCTACACAAAACATCAAAATCATATTGTGTAATTTTCAAATCACTTTCAAAAAAATCATGAACCTCTTTTGTTGTACCAAACCCAATAGCACCAGCTTGATCAAGCTCTACCCTGTACATATCATAACCGTTAACTTCCACCTTTTCAATCAGCTTAACAGATCCTTTTTTATGCCCAACATAATAAGCACTCGCATCAATAGCATCAACTTCAACACCGATATACTTTTCAAATTCTTTAATTTTTGTTCCTGAAGGAAGTAGAGCCTCCCTATCAAATAAACTAGGCTGAAAGCTCATCTACCACCCCCCCTAATCCAGCACTGCTTCCAAAGTCATGTGCATCGAAGAAGAGAAAATAATCCAGCATGGAGAATATTCTATAAAACTCAAAGTCCCCATGTACATCATCTTCTATATTTACTCTGTAGCAATGTCTTAAGTTTAAATTATTAGATGGAAGACAATACTTTCGGATTGTTGCTTTTTTCCCACGATATGGGAGGATAAAGGTAACTTTACCCAAAATAGGGACGATATTTTGAATCTCTGTTCTTAGATTTATTTTATAATTTAACTTACTCACAACCAACCCCCTTCGCTTCCCTTAAACTTTTCAAATACTCAACTGCATCACCTTCTATCTCAAACCATTCAGCTACTCTCAAAATCGATGCAGGTGACTTGGTTAAAAAATCAATATTTTTAATATCAATCGCTATTGACTTTACAGCCTCAACCATCATCTGATGCTCTAATTCAGCAGAGGTAGGAATCACGATTGAAAACCCATGTGTTCCAACTTCAGTCAAATCTTTTCTTCGGAATCTCGTTCCATTCTCCAAGGTAATGAGAGTTTTTGAGACTTTAGAAACTTTTACTAAAATCTCAAATCCGACCTGTTTAAATATCACTTCTTTTCCAACTTCCAATAACTCCATCACATCCTCCCTCTTAAACTACAAGCCCCATCAACCTGATTAAAATCAACATAAAAAGTTGAACTATTCAGCATCCTATCTTGTGCAGTACCCTTTAAATATTTTGTCAACTCCCACATGCTTAAGTTTGTAGTGATCAAAGTCCTAAGTCCTTTGTTCCCTCTACGAATTAGAAGATCTTTTAAATGCATCAAATCCCAATCTGGTATGTCACTATTACCAACTTCATCAAGAACCAAAAAGTCCATCTCTTCCATTCTTTCAGCCCTAACCAAGTCTTTTTTACAAAACCGAATATAATCCGAAGCTGAAACAAACCCGGCACGCTTACCCTCTACAATCACCTTTCTAACAAAGAAACTGGCAAAGTAACTCTTACCAAGCCCGTAGAAACCATAAAACACGGCATTGGTAGCCAAAGGGTTAAAAGTTTTTAAAATATTTATTACTCTACTCTGATTTAAAAAATCAATCTTATCCTGCTTCTCAACAGGACTCTGAACAAAAGGTGTCAAAGCACTTTTTCTAAAAGCTTCAGGAACATTTGAAAGTTTCCATCGTCTCTTCATGAGCTCAACTCTTTTTACTTCTTTGGCTTTCTGCTCCTCTTCAGCTCTTTTACGTTTCATCTCATCTTCATTGACTTTAAACTTCTCTCTGCTCTTACCAATGCTAACAAAAAGACCTCTTAGCCTATTTTTTGTCTCTTCTTCAGCCAACCTTCTAGCCTCTTCATTTCTAACTCTCTCTGCTCTTACTCTCGCCCAAGCATTCTCAATTTTAACTTCTTCTGTATAAACACTTGACATCTAAGCCACCTCCTTAGAAGCTTTAGCAACAAGAGCATCAAGCTCTTCATCGCTCATATTGTTTTCACTTTTTTTCTCTGGTAGGTCTTCAGCTTTGTTTGCTCGACCTTTAATTCCAGCTGCTTTACCAGTTTGAATTTCCCAAGAGACAAATACCCCTCGGTAATGCTCTTGTGCAACAAAGTCATCAATAACTTTGTTAAAATCTTCAACACTCACAAAACTTCCATCTTTCATTTTGCACTTACCAAGATTTTTTGAAATTCTGTTTTTAGTCAAAGCACCATTTAGTTTTTTAAGATGCTTTACCATTCTCACGTAATCAACAAAATTTAGAAATTCAAATTTGCTCTTAAACTCTTCAAAAACTTTTTGACTATCAAGTTCATCTTTCTCTTGCTTTTTAGGAGCAGTAGTTTTTTCAACTTCATTGTTTGAATCTTCTTTGCTTTTAAGTGCAGATTCTTCCTTAAACTTTTTTATATATTTTTTAATATTGGGTTTAATATTGGGTTTAATATATAGGTGGTTAAAATATTTTACCACCAGTGGTAAAATTTTTTTACCACTGGTGGTTCTCATATCGGTTAAATTTTTTAACCACTCCTCTCTATCATCAAACCAAATTTTAGTTGGTTTTTTAACACTTCTTTCACCTGATATTTCCCAATTAAACGAGTAGCTATAGCCTCTTGATTCACTTCCATGCTCGGTTATTAATCCAAGTTCTTTAAGCCCTTTTAACCCCTTCAGTGTAGTTGGTTTTGTAGGCTTAATCATACTTACGATATAATCAACAGGTAATTTTTTAGAAATATCTTTATTCCATCCAGACGTTTCTCTGATAATTAGTACCAGTATTATCCCCTCCACAGGGGTTAATTTCTTAAGCCATTCATCGACCAATATGTTTGGCGTTTGAAAACTATTCGGTATAAATTTACTCATGATTCCACGCTCCCCATCTCACGAAATTCACGCAACTCCTCCTCTATCCAAGGACGCTCTTTCCTAAGATTTCGAACTTTTGCATTAATCAAATCCGTATTGTTAATAACAAATGCTTGGACATTTGATTTTTTAATTGAGGTTTTCATCCCATCACCTCCAACAACTCAACCGAGCTAGTAGAATGCACAGACTTGTCCCGAACCACAGCAATAGCCTTCTTAAGAGCAAGACCAACATCTTTGAACGCAAACAGCTTACGCTCCTGGTCCTGAACAACAACATTCCAAAATATGTAGCCCGATCTTGACGTAAAAGAAGCAATTCGAACAAAACCTTTTTCGGTTCGCCCTTGAGTAATAAGTAGATTAATTTTACCGTTCGTAGTCAGGAACGGAACACGGTAGAAAATTTTCATAATTCATCCTTGGTAGTTTGGCGACTTAGAGCGAGAAGCCCGAGAGATGAAGAAGCCAAAACTACCACATCTCAAATATTCAACATCTCTCTCTAAATCTATTTGTATCGTATGTACAACGAAATTTAACAGAAAGAACAATTAAAGGTTAAAGGTTAACCAAAAGTGAAAAGCAGTATAATAACACTCGCCTTTCTTAAGTCGTAACCTTTAACCAGGTTATTCTGTAACAGATAGAAACGGTCGAGGTGAGGGGATACGTATGATGACGAAATCACCCCTCTACCTCTTAAAAAATCTTCCAATGAAAACTTTATAAGAAATATTAAAAAACTTAACACGTTAAAGTACTCTCCAATATGACCCGTACACCATATAAGAACCAATCAAAAAGTACTCAACAAAAGAACACAGAGCATACGAATCAATGTAAGAAATCATCTTGATCTAGAAGATGAATCTATGAAAACTGCAATCCTAAAGGGAAACTTCATTCCAAGAAAAGGAGAAACCATAATCTTAAAAGATAAAATCTTCAATGAGGAAACCTTCACTGTCCTAAATGTTGGATACATAGCAGAAAAAGATATGCTAGAAGCAAACCTTATCTGCATGCACAACCCAAAACTAAAGAGCTTGGAAACAATAATGTTTCCAAGCTCTTTAACCCTTTTGTTGTAATGACTTTGCTTATCACACTTAAGCAGTCTTTTGAAAAAATAAAATATTTTTCTCATCAGGAACCCCTCAACATTAAATTCTAAACACCATTAGCAAAAAATGCTAACAAGAGCAGCCATAAAAAAGGAAATATCATGATTAGGGGAAAATCAAAAAAAAAAGCTGCTCGTGTTAACACTCGGTTAAGCACTAAAGCAACCCATCTTTTATAATTCAAGGAGGTATAAGGAGGAGAATATAATCTATAGGTTCTGTAGATGGGTTAGTTTAATGCTTAACAGTGTGCAATACTAACATAAAAAAATATAGTGTGTTAAAAATGTGTGAATATGTGTGAATTTTAACAGTTTTACAAAAAAGTGAAGATACCTTATAAAGTGTTAAAATATGGGATTTTAAGTGGTGTCAAGAGAGGGACTCGAACCCTCGACCTCCGGCTTATGAGAGGTGGCTTGACACTTCTTAAGACCCCTATATTTAGGTCTTTATGAAGATTATCTAAACTAAGTGTGTGAATTATGTGTTAAAAATTCAAAATTTCATCACTTTTCGTGATGTTTTTTTCATTTTTAATATACTTAATATAAAACTTTGAAGTAGTACTTACCTCTTTGTGTCCAAGCTGATTTGAAATGTAAACCAAATCATTCCCCCCACTAAGCTGAAGTGTAGCAAAAGTATGACGAAGCGAATACAAACTTTTGTACTTAACCCCTACTCTTTTAAGCAGTGGCTGAAAGTGTTTTTGGTTTATGTTCGCACCATCGTAAAAAGGACTTTCCCCACCATCTGGTGAAAAAAGATACTCACCATGGTATAAACTTAAATACTCACTTACTGCTCCATAGAGCATCTCATTCATATCGATTAAACGTTCATCACCTTTGGGTGGGTTAATCTGCCCTCTTCTAAGAGATTTATCTATTTTTATGGTTCTTCTTTTTAGATCCACATCAGAACGCATTATTATACTGGCTTCACCGGTTCTCACCCCTCCTGTTGCCAGTAGAAGTATAAAAACCTTCAGCCAACCGTCAGCATGTTTTAAAATGCTCGAAACCTCTTCTTTGCTATATATCTGTCGCAGTTGTTGTTTTGGTTGTCGTATGGTGGCAGTACCTTTTACTGGGTTTAGCTCTACAACTTCCTCTACAACAGCTCTGTCAAATATACGCTTTAAAAGCTGTTTACAACGTCTAGTTAAGTCTGCTCCATGCTTCTGTGTCATCTTTAGTTGCCACTCTTCTATGTCTTTTGACTTTATCAAAGCAACTTTGCCCGACCCAAAAGCAGGAAAGATATATTTTTCTATTTTACCTACCCTGTCGTCTGCTGTCTCTTTTGTACAAAAACCGTTAATATATCTTAATGCATGTGGTGTAAACTCTTTAAAAGTCACATCACTTTTGTCTAGCTGATCTGTTAACTCTAAAAAAAGAGATTCAGCACATGACTTAACATAAGAAATATTTTCTGGAGTATTAAGAAGCTTGGTAGATACACACTTATAGACCTTTCTGCCATCGGTGATGGTCGGTCGACTCAACTGTATAACATTGTTTCTAATATAAATAGATAGTCCACTTTTCATGATCAAAAGCTTAACACTTTTAAACCATTAAAGTTTTATGTTTTTTATCTTAGTTTAAAATTTTAAAGATCATCAAGTCTTAAACGACTATCTGAACCATTTTCATAAAGGAAATAGTTCAAATAGTGGTTAAATCTATGTAGAACAACCAATTCTTAAAAGAAGTGTATCATATTTTTTTTAAGAATCAAGCAGTAAAACTTTTTATCTTAACTATAAAAAGATTTTATAACTTTTAGTTTCTTATTGAAGTATAGCGTAGTGAAACTTAAGAAATGCATACATTTTTATATTTTGTATGCATTTTTTATTATTTTTTATGAAAACTACAAGTTGCCCACTCGAACAGCAAAATGAATGGCATGAGCATCGCTATGGTAAACATAGACACATTTACCATAATTCTCTCTAGGCACACATACTCACCCCGTTGCTCTCTCTCATTTATCTCTTTTAGTTTTTGACTCCACACGTCATTACCACTATGATCATACGTTATCAGTATGAACAAAATGTAAAATACCACCAAGCAAAAAGTAGTATTTTCAGCGAGGAACCTAAAGCTTTTATCTAGCACGTTTATAATCACATCTTCCATCTATCACCTTTCTTTTTTAAATTTTTAAAAGTGTAGCATAGATTCCAATGACATTGCCATGACATTGAACGATGCGATTTAATGACATTGGCTTTTTTACCCCAAAAACAGCAAAAATGACCCATTTCTAAAAAAATAACAAATCTTACCCAACACAACATGCTTTTAAATGTTGTTCTTATGTGTAATGGTTGTCAATATTTTAGGTGTTTTAGCTTATTATACTTCATCTAACTAACAAAAATCCAAAAATATTATAATTAATTAAAAAAAGTATTATATTAAAATATATTCATAAGTAAAATATTGAATTTTTTAAAATATCATAAAAAATAGTGTTGACATTGGCATGACATTGAAAAATGTAGTAAAAAATGCTTTCAATGTCATCAAAATGTCATGAGTTTTTGTGTGTTTTTATCATCTCTTCTATCTCGTCCATGCTCAAGCTTTGCACTTTTTTACCCTGTAGCAAATCAAAAGCACTCTTAATATGTCTCTCTGCATAGACATCTAAATAGATGAATTCACATATATCTCTGTTTTTAATATCTCGGTACCGTACAAACGCTTCTTTTTTTCTCTCTTTATACAGTACGATTATGTTTATCATCGTTGCGTAAATCGCTTCTACTTTTCCTGCATCTTTACCACTGGCATGAATGACTTTCAAACTTTTTAGTCTGTCCATCAACAACGTTTTGTTTAAAAGGGTCAGCAGTGTATTGACCTCGCTCTTCTCTTCTTTCTCTTTTACTATAAGGTTTCGCCATAAGCTTAGGGCGTTCAGCAGTATCTCTACCACAAAACCCAAAATCAAAACCATGGTTAAAATAAACGTTTCACTATAGCTATTTTTTAAAGCTCTGTTTTCATACACCACATACTCAGCTCTAAGCTCATCTCTTTTTGCCTTGAGGTACGCGAAACTATTTTTATAGGCTTTCTCTTTTAGTGCTGCGACCGTCCCCGGTTCTTTTAGTTCTTTTAGTTCTTTCTCGTAAAGTATTGTCGCTACATCCATAGGGGTTCTTAGGCTTCCTGGTAGATCCAGCTCGGTATTATTTTCTCTAAAGTTCAAAGCAGTCGAAACATCAGATCTATAAGCTAACGACTTTGTTTTTCCATTAGCTTCATATTTTACACTTAAAAGCTCTTCATTTTTATTGGCTATCCACTCTTTTTTATTGCTCTCAAAAGAGGCAACGGTATCTTCTATATTCGAGTATTTAGCAATCAGTGCTTTGTATTTAGCATCGTCATACCCAAGCCTACCATGTTGCTCTTTTAAGTTCTGATAGTCGACATTACTTTTCAAGACACTCAATGCATTGCTATCGTAATAACTTTTTATCCCTGGTACCCATGTCGTGTAAAAAGCCATCATAATCGTTCCACTTATCAGTATAGGGAGCAGTTTAAATCTTTGTTCAAACGCTCCTATCCAGTTGAATGCATAAAACCAAGCAAATGGCAGGGCAATCGCTCCAGCTATCCATATATTTGTATCTTTATATAGTGTCTGTGCAACCCCAACCATAGCTATGGTTGAAAACGCAACAGAAAAAAGTTTAAAATAGGAAAAGAGGGCAGTGTCAGTTTTTTTTATTAGAGTTTTCATGTTTTTTCTTGTCGTTTTTGTCTTTTATTTTTATTTGCAAAGACATATTGAACTCATCAAGTGCAGCAGCTATTTTGATTGCATCGTCAAGAACATCCTGCTTTATAAAACAGGAAACTTCACGGTCACCAATCTCTTTTTTCATTTGCTTTTTTACTGTATCTATTCCTATTTGCATAAGATTGTATACTTCTTTCCCCGGCATGAACTTTTTTTCACTTCTAAGCTTAGACATATCCCTTAAAAAGTCTTTGTCTTTTTTATTGATCCTAAGTGATACAGCTATATTTCTTGCTGTTTCTTCATTATTCTCCATGAGAATGCCTTTTCTGTTATATTTGTACAATAATAACATATTTTCATCTTTAAAGATTTTACTCACTTCTTATCCTTTATTAAAATTTAGTTTTATAATAAAAGTGTATCAGAATTTTCTTAAAATGCATACCTTTTTAAAAAAGTATGCATTTGTTTAAGCTTACAAATGGCATAATGCTCTTACGAAACAAAAACGATCAGTCGCTTTAAAGTTTCACGATCATTAACATTACATTGTTAAGTAAAAGGTTCTATTTTTATGTAAGCACTCTTAGAACTCTATTTGTAGAGCTGTAACAGTGTTTAACACTAATCTAATTTAAGGAAATAAACTATGAGAAAAAACGCATATATTCAACAGGAACAACAAAACCGACCACCCAAGCAACCTGAACCAAACTTGGGTAGCAGTGGTGTAGTACCACGCCATAAGCGTGTAGCACAATCCACACTAAACGCAACCTCGCACATAGGTAGCATGGCAGGTCAAGCAGCACTCACCCCTATAGGAGCAAAAATGATTTTATTTTTTACAGTAGCTATTCTGTTTACCATACTATCTATGGTTTATACACCGTCATCTCACTGGTTTTTAGATGTAGCCATAGGTTTTTTGGTGTCAGTCTTTATTTTCGCACTGACCTCAAGCCTCTTTCCTAAAAAGAAAGCATCACAGCCAAAAGAGAAAAAAGTAGACTTGAGCAAGTTAACCGACAAACAAAGAGAAGAGTTCGAGTTCCTACAGCACAAAGCAACCAAAGGAAAATAATGTCACTATTCGATTTTTTCAAGGGTGATCCACCAAAGCCGATCACCTACCCAAAAGTAGAAATCAAAAAAAGAGCAAAATATCAGGTACCAAAAGGAAATTTAAACATAAAAGGTACAGGCATTAATATAGATGCCTTTGTAAAATCTGATTTTTCTAAAGAGCTGATAGAGTCGAAGTTTGATGAATTAGGCTTTACCGTAACCGACGTCGACTTCGAGGTCGGTGGTAAAACCGAAACCCATGCCCTGTATGTACCGGAGCATCACATTGATGTGTTCTTGTCAGATAAAGTAAAACATCGCATTATGGGCAAGTTCGGTTTAAAAGAGAAACCCGAAATTACTCTACTAAAAGGTGACTGGGTAGATCCACAAGGTAACCCACTGCGTGAAGACATTATTGAAATCACGTTTAAACGCATCACTGAACAACCCGTACACTTGGGTGATTATTTAAACTCTAAGTCTTATTGGAAAACAAAAGGCGAACTGGTCTTTCCACTTGGTCGTGGCAATGGTCCACTTTTTGCAGATTTGGCAAATTTTCCTCATGGGCTCTGGACGGGAACCTCTGGCGCAGGTAAATCAGAAAGTTTAAACGGAATGATCCTTAGCATTCACCATCGCTACACACGTAGTGATGTGCAGTTTGCATTTATAGACCCAAAGCTCTTAGAAATGGCCGTTTACGAAAACAGCCCACTAATCGCATACTACGCTAACCAAGATAAACCTTTGAAAGCATTCTTTACAGACGTAAACGACTCCATCAATTACCTATCTTCATTGGTACTAGAGATGGAACGTCGTTACAGAAAGCTTTTAGACGCACGGGTAAAAGATATTAAAAAGTACAATCAAAAACACCCAAAAGACAAAATGCCGTATTTGGTATGCATCATAGACGAGTTCGCGAAACTGGTCGAGGTAGGGGACAACGATCAGCTCTTTTCAGCAGTCAAAAGACTCACAGCCGAAGCACGTGCATCGGGTATCATCCTGGTCATTGCAACCCAAACACCAAGAGCCGACGTGTTACCCGGTCAAATCCTTGGAAATCTCTTAACACGAGTTATTTTCAAAACAGGTAATAAAACCGAGAGTGATCAAGTGCTAAAAGTACCCGAAGCATCCCACCTGACAGGTATGGGTGACGGCTACTACATAGACAAAAGAGGCGAAAAACACCGTTTCACAGGTGTTTTTCTAGACGAAACGGTAGACGTTTTAGAACAAATCATTACTTGGGAGCCATAAAATGCAACACACACCGACCGTAGCAGAGCTACAAAGCATCAACAGCGTAGGCGAACTACAAGAGTACTTCGTCGACAACAACATTCAAGGGTACTCCCCATCAGAACTGGTACCCTACACCAACATACAGATCGAAGACAACAGCTATATAGACAACAGCACCAACACAACAAACAACTACTACGGTGGCAAACCACCGTGTAAACCCAAATGTGCAGAAGAAGCAGCAGCCGAAGCCGTGCAAGCCATAGCGTACCAGCAAGCACAATCGGAAAATCAAAGCAGCTCTTCAGCAGGAAATATATTCGGATTTGTATTGGTTGTAGCAATCCTTATGCTTATTACCGCTATAGTAGCGACAGACACGCCGAGCAGTGTCCCTATGGGTACTGAAGTCTACGGCAATCCGACTCCTACTAGTAGTATGGCTGCCGAATTTGACACAGCCGTTACTGAGGTAACATCAGGAGCCTTAACAGTCGCTGGGTATGTGGTTGGATTCTTTGTTTCTGTATGGTTACTTATCGCTCTACCTGCTATATTCAAGCCATCAGGCAGACCGACCACACCGGCACAAAAAAAAGAACATGAAGAAGAAAACGAAGTTACAAAAGCATTCAGAAAAGATAGAGGTTTAGCAGCATGAAGACAGTCGTTAAATTAATTCTTTTAGGCTTGGTGGTATTTAGCTTTACCATCTGGCTAGATTGGAAGCTAGATCTTGGTGTTTATCCACAAAAAACGGAGGTAAGAAATTCAGGAATTTAAAGGGTAGATTAAAAAGAGGTTTCAAACATAAGGATCCGACTCCTTACGCTTGAACAAATTGCACTGGGTACAATTCATGAAAAATGTAATTCATCATAATTGTACCGTTAAAACACTAAAAATAACAAGGAATAATTGTGACTAGAAAAATACTACCAGCATTGGCTCTACTAACAACTCTATCTTTCTCTTACGACGAGTACATCGCACCCAAGTGTGAACCGTTGTTTCAATACGCAAACGACCTGCTCACTCAAGCCGAAGCATTCAAAGAACTTGGGGACCGTGAAATCGGTGTACCGGCAAAAGATGCCTACTACATGCAAACCGTTATGCTCACCGGAGCCAAAGCCACATGGAAAGAGTTTAAAACATGTCAAAAATCAGAAGCAAAAAAGGAGAAGAAGTAATGGCACTGCACAAAAAAACAAGAGAAAAACTACACAACCTATACGATAATGAAAGTTATGAGGATCGCTACAGAAGAAGCTTCGCTATAACCATCATCATGATCAATGAGTTCTGTTCTTTGTCAGAAGCAAAAGAACTGCTACAAAATTGGGAATTAGGAGTCGCATAAATGCCACAGCTGTACAAAACAATCCAAGACGAGTTCATCTCGTTCCTGCGAACCAACCATGCTTTAAAAGAGTATCAAGAAGAAGTGGTACAATCCACACAATACGGTGTAACCTTCAACAAAGTATTAGAGGACATCAAGGAAGACTTAGAGACCTGTGAGTCACTTTTAGAAGACGGTTTCTACTTTAAATGGAAAGAAGCCGTTACTGATATAGTATGGAAAGACCTAAATGAAGAGTGGTTAAAGATTTGTGAAAAAGAAAAGTGGATATAATGCATTTGTGCAAATATCCAAATTAGTATATGTTTAATTGCGTTTTAAATTATATCTAACTTTTTTATATTTGCACTTATTTTAACAGATGGAGTGTGTATGTCAAGTAACTTAAAAGAGTGCAAGGCTTGTGGTAAAGAGGTAGCCAAATCGGCTAAAGTTTGTCCACATTGTGGCAAAAAGTTAAAAATGGGTTGGTTTTTAAAACTTATTATTTTAATAATAGTTTTAGGTGTAATAGGAACACTTCTTCAACCATCGTCAGAAGAAAAAGCAAAAAAGCTTCAAGAGACCATGAGTTCCCTGGAACAAGCAGAAGTTTCAGATCTTAAAGCAAGTGGAAAACTTGGAGAAATGTTTAACCTTGGAAGTAAGCATACTGACATTCAAAGAGAAGAGTCGGAAGCATACATAAAAGGAAAGGTAGTGGAGTGGAGTTTGAGAGTTTATGAAGTTTCAAAACATGAAGACTACTATAGAGTTCAAACTCAGACAGAAATGATGAGCACCCCAAAAGTAGTAAGTGCATTTGTAAATATTTATCCAAGAAACGAAAGTGAATTGGCTAAAGTGAAAACACTTAAAACAGATGATATCGTTACATTTAAGGGTATTATCACTGGTGTATCGATGAGAAGCATCAACGTTTCACCAGCTATCATAAAATAAAAAACATAAGTTTTTTATAGAGTCTCTTCAGAAGAGGCTCGGTAAAGCATTTGTGTAAATGTTAATAAAGGAAAAATATGAGTCAAGAAAAAAAAGAAGAAAAGAAAATTGAAAGTAAAAAACTTCAAATTACTTCTCAAATGTCACATCACTCACCCACCCATTCCCAAGTGAATGGGTAACACTTTTGACTTTATAAACCCCATCATCATACTTGCTATCTATTATCTCTATCTCTCCACCTGCCTTTGGTGTAGTTGTCCCCTCTATCTTTACCCTGCCTCTTACTGTGCCTACATTAGCAAGATTGAGCTGATTTTGTGCGTGGGTTTTAGCCGTCTCCTTAAGAGGTGTGGAGGTTTTAGAGAAGCTATCCAGAGACTTTTTTAACTCCAGCACTGGTGTGCCACTCCCTACGGTTACCGTAACATCTATATTTTTTTTACTATCTCTATAGGTACACTTACAGCTCTTATATTTTGTCTTGTTTACCAGCTCTATGCTAGAGCTAATGGCTTCTTTGACATTACAGGTGTACCGGGGTTTAGGAGTAGTCTTATCCAAAAAAAGAATTTTGGCATTTTTTACACTTAGTGTAGCATCCAAAAATTTTGCTAATCTATGCAAAAAGTGCATGTCACTCTCATGAGCCTGTGCTTCATGTCTAAAAAAATGATTTTTATCTACCTTACTTCCTAATCCATGCTCTCCAGCTATATTAGAGACAATTCCACTTATCTCTACATTTTCCCATTTTCTATTTTTACGCTTTTTAATCTCTTCAGTCCAATCAGCACCAGTAGCACGAAACATTAAGTTTTGATTAGTAATAGTAGAGCTCTGCACAAAAAACTTTCCGACAAAAACTAATCCACTATCTTTATAGCCTAACTCCAGTGTTACAACATCTCCGAAAGAGGGTCGTGGAAATTCTCGTGTAGTCACTACAGTTATTTCATCAGATTTGTTATCAATCTCATCCTTAAAAGTTATGGATTTGACATATTTTTTTTTGACTACATTTCCACTAAGCGTTAGCAAATAATCAGGCTTTGTTAATCCCATAACTGTATCTCTTTTATCTTTTTCTCTGCAAAGTAGGGTAGTTTAATCTCTGCTCCAACTTCTAAAAAAACATCTTGTTGAATATGAGGATTAAGATCTAATATTGTAAAAATATTTGCCAAGTCATTATAGTGCTTATACACAACAGTATCAAGACGTTCATCTTCATCTTTTACAATGTAAATTGTCATAGAACTTCCTCTAATTCCACAGTAAAGCTCTGTCTAAAGTGCAATCCCCCTTTGTCCATGACACTACGACCTCTTTTAATGTTTTTGACAATAACCATCCAGCATTCACCTGTGTCTGCTATACAAAAGGGAATATCACCTTTTAGCTTCGCTAACTCTGAGATAGGGTCAATGATATTTGTTTTTTTTAGTACTAAATCCCCTTTTACAGAGAACTTTTGAGCATACTTTGCCACGTCCTGATGCGTGTCAAACGCATCTATCTTTTTATGTGTGACATAGCGAAAATCTTCACTTGTATCCATTCCCATATATTCAGCAGCCGAACGGTCGTTGGGCTTCATCTTGAAAATAAAACTCCCTAAAATTGCCATCATCCTAGACCTCCTATGTCTGAAAATCCTCTGTCTTGATTGTTTTCTTGGCTCTGCCGTATGCCGTCTTCTATTAGTTGTTGTATCTCTTCTTGTAGTATCTTTGGCTCTGCTACTTTTCCATCTGTTGCCTGGACGATTATATCTCCTATGCTTACATGAATCTGACTGTTGTTATTATGATGATGCGTTACGGATGTTTCTTTTGGTGTTTTCTCTTCAATTCTATTTTGAAGAGTTGAAATATTTGCTGGAGAGTAAAGCTCTTGTGTTTGAAAAGTTCTATCTGAAATAGGATTAATATTTTTTAGTTTTAAATTTTCTAACGTATTGAATGATCTGTTTTCTAAAGTTGGTAAAGTGTTTGTTAAAAGTTTCTCTTTTGTAAAAAATTCTCTGTTTTGAAGAGTTGGAATATTTGCAGCAGCAAAAACTTCTTTCGTTTGAAAAGTTCTATTACTAGGAACCGATGGCTTTAGCCTCGACATATTCGAAGCTAAAGCTTCCGATTCCAAAGATGGTAAAGTAGGAGAAGCCACAGCCAAAGACCCACTAAGTGCAACACTAGCACCTGTAACAGCTAATGCTTTACGGACTTTACCTGTAGTGTTGTTAACAGCTTTTAAAAGAGGTTTTTCATTAATTCCACTTGCGACAGTCTCCATAAGTTTAATCTTATGGATGTCAGTTAACGCACCTTTTTTAGCAGGAGAAAAAGGAAAAAAGTCTCGTATACTCTTAGTAATGTCACCCACTTTTTTAACAAGCTTTTGCCAAGTAGCAGACATTCCATCTATAACAGAGCTGATTATTTTAGACCCAGCATCTTTTAACGAGAAGTTAGAAAAGAAACTCATAAGCCCATTCCACTTAGAAGAAACAAATTCTATGGGATTCCAAGAAACAATACTCTTTAACCCCTCCCAAGCATTACCAAGTAAGTTTTTAGCACCAGTACCAATACCACTTACAAAACTCACTATCGGCTGCCAATTATTAACCAAGACTCCCAAAGGTGACCAGCTAAACAAAGTTTTAATTCCATTCCAAGCAGAGCTAAATACCCCTTTTACTCCAGCCCATAATGAACTAAAAAAACTACTAATTGGTTCCCAATACTCATATAGCAAATAAGCCCCACCAGCAATGGCTGTAACAGCCAAGCCTATAGGGTTAAGTAACATAGCACGACCAACAGTAGCAATAATTCCACCTAGCATCTTAACCCCACCTACAGCCAAAGTAGAAGCCAAACCATAGGCTTTTGTAGCAACGGTTAGTATCCCAAGAGCCAAAGCTTTTGCTTTAGATGCAATACCACCTGCAATCAATGCACCCTTGAAAACACCCAATGTAATAGCAGTACGAGCCAACCCAGCTCTTAAAAAACTAAGAGCAAACCCAAGAGCAGAACCACCTACAGTAAGAGCAATCAACCCACCAACAGCACCACCAACATATTTACTCAGTATGGGAAACTCTGTTATAAAATCGCTTATTCCTGTACTTATTGTTTTAAGTCCTTCACTTAGCCCATTAATAGCAGGTAAAAACAATGTTCCCAAATTAACACCAATGGAACTAATACTATTATTTAGAAGTTTTAAGCTGTTTGCCGTAGTTTCACTTCTCGCTTCAAACTCTCTTTCTACAGAATTGTTAAACTCTTTTTCTTTTCTTACATCTTTTAATTTTTTTTCATAGTCGCCAAGGTTGGAAACAAGTTTTAAAAGTTTTGGAGACTCTTCTGAACCAACAAGATTTTTTAAAACGTCTTTGCGTGTTTCAGAGTCAACTTTTTTCAAGTTTTTTAAAAGTTTCATGAACGCTTTGTCAGTATTCTTCTCTATGTCTACACCAAAGCGTTTGGCATTCATGCCCAGTTTAGAAAAAGTATCAACAATTTTTTTAGAATCAAAATCCAACTTAGAAAGGGTTCCAATGGTTTTACTCATATTTTTTGTAGAAACATCAATATTTATTTTATACTCTTTTACGTTATCAAGCTGAGTTAATATCTTTTTAGCTTTCTCAGCTCCAAAAAGTTCAGTCGTTACTTTTAATTTTTTCTCATCATTAAGCCCTTTTATGGACTTTAAAAACTCATCTATAGCACCACTTTCATTTTTGTCAAGTTTTATTTTAAACTTTTTATCATCAATTTTTAAAGATTCAAAAACATCTAAAATCTTATCTTCATTAAAATCTAAGTTATCAAAAGACGCTGCTAAATCAGCAATAGCATCTTTTGACTTTTTAGGAGCCAAAGAGAGCCTAGCAAAAGACTCTGCTAAAACATCTATTTTAAAAGACTTAGAGCCAACATCAATTAACTTTAAAGCTTTTTTATACTCCTCTAAACTATCAACCATCTTCAATATTTTAGGAGAATGATCTTTACCAAAAATATCAATAGCAATACCTGAACGGTCTATCTTATCAACAGATTTTAACTTTTCCAAAAAACTCATTAATGCACCTGTCGCATTGTTTTTGATGTCTTCTTTAAATGTGCTTGTGCTAAATCCTAATTTAGTAAAAGCACTTTTTGCTTTTTTGGTAGCACTTCCGATGTTATTTAACTCTCCAAGTAAAGAGTTAATCCCTGTTGCTGCATTCTCAGGTTCTTCACCCAATGCGATAAAAGTATCAACCAGTGCTGTAGTTTTTACGGCACTCATACCAAAAGAGTTTGCGATACCACCGACTTTTTTCATAGCCACAATCATCTCTGAAGCTTTAGCCGAAGTATTGTTAGATAAATGGTTTATAGCATCACCAATGCGTTTTACACCCTCTAAGTTAAGCTTAAAGATGTTCTTCATTTTACCAACAGCTTCACCTGTATCACTGGCTTCCATGTCCCACGCCACAGACATTTTGGCTGTTAGTTTTGTGTAGTCAAGCAACTGTTTGTCTTTTATACCAAGTTGAGCCATTTCGGCAGAGATGCCTAAAAGCTCTTCACGCATCATTGGCATTTTATTATTACTTAAATCAATAATCTTATTACCAAAATTTTTAAGCCCAGCATCATCAAAGTTAGTAACTTTTTTTACATTTGACAAAGAGCTTTCGAAATCAATCGCTGTTTTTAGAGGAATTACAACAGAAGAAGCCATAGCCACCATCTCCATGATGTTGTTTTTAAACTTCTCTCTATTTGCCACAATGGCTTCTATTTTTATCTTAGAGCCGTTTAGACTTTTAATTGTGCCGTCTATTTTTTTTACTTCTCGGTTCGTCTCTTGGGCTTGATTCTCAGCCTCTTTTAGCTCATCTTTTAGTTTTACTTTTTTACTGTTGAGTGAAGATATTTCAGAAGAGGTTTTTTTAAGCTCTTTATTGACCTCTTCATTTTCTTCTTTTACCTTGGTAAGCTCTTCTTTTACTTCAAGTTTTTCTTCGGATAGTTTAGTGATATTTTTACGAGTAGTGTCCAAAGACTTATTGAGCCTTTTTAACTCTTTTTCATCGGTAGTCGCTTTTATCTTTAGCTTTATTATCTCTTCTCGATCTCGAAGCTTATCTATTTTGTCATTTATATTATTGATTTGATTGTTGAGTTCAGCTACTTTAGCTTTATCTAACTGGAGAGAAAGAGAAGTTTTTTTATTTTTAAGATAATCAAGACGTACACCAACATCATCAATGTTTTTTTTGGCTTTTAAAACATTTTCATCATTGGCTATGATGTCTATTTTTTTAGCTCCAAGCCTATCGATAGAGACACCAATATTTCCTAAAGATTTTGTAACACTACCGAGTTTAGAAGTTAGATTACCCAGATTCGCACCGATACTAATGTTTAAACCTATCTTCTTCACTTTTATACCCTATTTTAATATTCTTTTAAGTTTCCACATCCATTTTAAGCCCTTTTTAGTGTGCTAGGTATACTCTAGCACACTAAAAACGCTTATTTCACTCTCGTGTTTTTGACAATATGGTTGCATTTTTATAAAATTTCATTGCTTTGTCTATTTGCATACTCATCACTTCATCGTAACCGAAGTGAAGTATATGCCCTATCATAGTGACTATAGTAATAATACTTTCCGTGTCTTTTACGACAAAAAAGGCTCTAGCACCAGGCTAAAGCTCTTCATCTCTTGCACTGTAATATTTTCTGCTATTTCTGTTGGTGAAAATTTCGGTGAAAATTGAGAAGAAATAAGATAATAAGCTTGTTTAAGCTGTCGTATCTCTTCATTCTCTTCATCTTTTGTACTATCCATTGCTATTTCTATGTCTTGAAGTGTCGGAATCGTAAATTCAAATTCTTTGCTCTTTTCGCTATCCGATACTTTTATGGTGTTTTCAAAAACAAGTTTTACTTTTGAACCATCTTTTTTAATTTCAGCTTCATTTTTAAATGATGATAATAATTCTAAACCTTTCATTTACTTACTCCCTACATAATCTGACCACGAAGGTCAGCCAACATATCAGTACCAGCAACAACCAATACCATATTATCAGAGTCAATCTGATACTCTTGTTTCCCATTGATCGTCAAGTCTGCGACAACAATAGACATTTTAAGCGTTCGCTCAACCTCACCACTTGCTTCAAACTCTTTGTCTTCCACATTGGCGTTACCTTTCCAATTCGCTACAATGGCATACTTTTTACCATCTTGATAATAAGAAGCTTTAATCAAAATCTCCGTGTGATCACTAGATTGATAAGCAAGTTTCGCAGCATCAAAGGCTTTGTCCGAGAACGTCCTAAAAGTAAGCTCTCCCTCCATTTTCCCTAAAACACCGTTGAACAACTCTCGCTCAAAACCTCCAGCTTTTTGTTCATTTTTCAAAAACTCAATAGTTGGTAGTTTTACTTTACTGCTCACGCCCAAATGATGTTTACCATTTACAAAAATGTTTGCATCGACCAGCGTTTGTGGTTTAATCATTGCCATTACGATTCTCCATTAATAAAATTTAAAAGGACTTCACTGTAGTCATCTACATACACAAGTTCAAGGTTCAGCTCTCTAACAGCTGGCATATCCTGAATCTCCATAGTAAGATAAAACTTACCAGCCGTTACGGTAGCCTTGGTGTTTTTATTCATATCAAAGTAGACGTTAAAGCCTATAATGACCCCATTTCCTTTTAGCTCTCTAAAGAACTCCTCGATAGACTTTTTAACATAAAGTAAGATGTCAGCCTCTCTGTCTCTAGCCCATTTGATGCTTTTTATCATCGTCTCAAGCAATCGGTAAAAAGTTCTCACACGATCTAACGGTTGCCAAATAGGGTCTATATCGGTTGTTTCAAACCCATAGGCTCTCCACCCCTCATCACGCACAATGTGAGCCATACCTTTTTGTCGTAGCCGTCTACCCTCGCAATCTCCTGTAGGGATATACTCTACAAAAGTACCATCTTTACGAGTAGACTTCTCTGCACCTCGCATAACACGGTTAGAGTGGTCTTTAGCCCAACCAAATGGGTCAAAACCATTATCTCCACCATTATCCCAGTATGCGATAAGTCCAGCATAGAAGATATCGTTAGAAATCTCTACACCATCAATAACAGAAACACCATTGGTGATCAACATAAACCGACTACCAAAGTTAGATAGATATTCATTACTATCAGCTTCATTGTTGGCATAGCTACATGCAATCCCTGTAGCCCACATCTTCGCAGCCATAGCATCCAATTTGGCTGCTACACCATTATCTGCACTGTACTCTGGTGCAATAAGTAGATTTGGCTTCACCCCTGTAATCGTATAAGCCTTTGGCATCTCTTCAATGGCATTAGAGACAGCATCTCTGTTTACAGTATCATCTGTATCCAACTTCACAATATATGCCACAAGAGGATTAGACACCCCTTGCAGATAGATACCAAGCAGAGCTTTATTTAGCGTTCCATCAGTCACACCATTCTCTTCACACCACGCCAAACCCTCTTCGGCATTGTTGAACTTTTTAAATCCAACTGTGTCTGTATTAGCTGTAACAGCCATACCGATAGGGGTGGAGCTTTTGACCAAGATGGGTCGTGCTGCTTTTACGGAAATTAGTCCGTTTATTCCGAAATTTAGGTTCATTTAATCTCATCCTTCAACTGTCTATACCGAAGATAAATCTCCTCAACAGCTCCAGCACCCATGCCAATCAACTGCCCAAGCTCATCTTTGCTCATCTCCACTGTATTGTTATCAATATCAATCCAGTTTACCGTTCCACTCTCAGGCAAAACACTGTGTTTTACTGCCATCTTGAACAGATTTGATTCGGTACAAGAGATGTTGTTGATGATTAGTGTTTTTAGTTCTTTGTCTCTTTTTGTATTTAGCGTATAGCTATTAATTAAGCTCCTTACCTCAGGATTCATTTCAAATCCATTTTCAGAAGGATTTGAAAGTTTGAACTCCTCAATAATTTTTAAAAGCTCATTTGTTTTTGGAATATAATCAAGATGAATAGCCAAACCTGTTTCTTTATTTTCGATAATTTTCATTTTTAGTCCTCCAGTGCCAATTTTGCTAATGTATTAAGTGGATATGTCATTCTGTCACTTGTTCCAAGATTAATTCTCATATTTGTAATTTCAATTACAATTGTTTCATTTTGTTCTAAATAAAATGATATGAGTGGATTGGTCTGAAAACCTTTTGTTGTCTTTGATGCAAATTTCCATTCTTTGCTAATCTCCATATCCAATTCTGTTTTTCCTGTTTCCCAACCGATGTAAGCTTTTCCGTTTCCAGACTGTGAAACAACTCTGTATTCAAATGCTCTTGTTGTTCGAATTGCCTCTTGTCCTACGATTGGATTTGATGTACCGTAACCTGACCCAGCCCATAAAGCACCATATCTATTTACATTTTTTACATCTGGACCAGTAACGGTGAGTCTAAGTCCATATTGATGTGAAGTCGACCAATTTGCTGCTTTAATGAGGAATCTTTCTATTGTTGGGGTCATTCTTGAAGTCCACCAACTAAAACCGTATGGAACAAAATTCCCTTCATCGTCGGTTATATTTAGCTTTGCGTTAGGAATTAAGTTGAAACTTGGAAAATTATCATTAGATAATTCTATGAATTCATCAACCTCTTTCCCTTTTCCCTTAATAAACGCCGTACGCTCATCATACTCATCTGTATACTTTTTCAAGTTCTTCGTTTCGAGGTCAATCAAATCTGAAATTTGTTTCTCTAAACTCATTTTTTCTCCTTGTTGTTAATTAAAATGTTTGTTATACGTGTTATCCCAAGTGTGTTAGACACAATTGGGAGCAACAATGCTTCTCTCTGCTCTTTCAGTTCTGCTCCCAAATCGGAATCAGAATTTTTAAGAGCCTCTAAAACCTCTTCTATCTCTGCGTTAGAGAGATGACCAGCACCCTCAAGTAGCTTTTTATTCAAGTAAGTGATAGCTTTTGTATTCGCTACACCAACACCAAGCATCTGTTTTCGTGCTGCACTCAGTGCAATATTTTCAGGACTATACTCATGGGCTGTATAATAAATAGGGTATCGACAACGAATACGCTCTTCAATACCCTCTAACTTCGGTAACAAAATCCAAACACCACTCGGAACAACCAAATGCTTCTCTTCATTCGGGTCCAGTACCCATTTTGCCCCCGTACCTGTATCGGCTGGGTCGGCTTGGTCAAATCCAGCATATAACTCTGCTGGTGTTTGGTACCATCTTCCATTTGGATTTGTTTTTGTATATGGGTTGGCTTCACTTCCATCACCTGTTACCGTTCCATTTACGAATTCGTATGGGTTCCAGCTCTGCACTGGTGTACTCAAAGTAATCTCCAATGGAATAGCATAGCTTACCCCACCAAACACTTTTTCGTTGTCGGTATAAGCAAGTATAAGCGTTGGGTCGTTCCAGCCGTTTGTATAGTTTGCTCTTCCTGTAGCATCAGTTGCAATGGTATAGTTTCTGTGATACCTCGCCCCATTTTCAGGCGATACAATGGTGTGTCCATCAGGTGTTTTCTTCGTAATGCTTTCACTGTACCCTCCAAGCCCCGGTATATCACCCAAGATGGAATCAACATCGTTCAATGAAAACTTTTTTCGCGTAGAATCAAAAGGAATATCACCAAAGCGTGCTTCAGCGACAATGTCCTCTTTTTCACTCATAATCTCATCCCATTTCTTTCCATCCCATTGTGGCACAGGAACAGAGACAATCCGATAGTTCAGTACCACATATTTTTCTACACCCTCTTGGTCAATCTTCGCAACCATTGGTAGGTATGGATAGTTTTCAAACCGTGCTTTTTTCCCAAGGGTTCTAAACTCTATAGCTTTTTGAGCCAGTCCTATTGGGCTGTGTGCATCAAAAGCATGTCGGAAACTATCAACAGCATCAGTGATGTCACCATCAATCTCATCAACAATTTCAAACCATGCTTCTAACATAGAGATAGAGTATCTAAAATACTTTTTCTCGTCATCAGCCAATGTTCCATCTAGGAAATTTTCGTACATCCCCTTCACATACTCCGTTTGCCCTGCTACTGTTCCAGTAAGCACCAACGGTTCAGGTAGATTGTCTTCAAGCTCCATAAACCCACCATCGGCTTTAGGTCGCTTTAGCCTATAGTCATTATGTCTAGTTTGAAACAAGTATCCATTGGCATTCGCCACAAACCAACCAGAACCAGGCATGGCTCTATAGTTGGGATGATTGTGTTTATTCAATGGGCTATAGCGAATATCCACCGGCTGATTATAAGCATCCCCCAAAGACTCTTTGTTTTGATTTACATTGAAGATACCCGTGTTTTTTTCATGGCGAATGTATTCTGCTAAAGCTTCAAATACCTGCCAATCAATGACAGATTTTTTAAATATTTCAAGAGAAAATTCATCTTTAGTTTCATCAAATGCTTTTTGTGTCTCAGCCATCTTCTCCAGCTGAATGTTTGCCCGTGCATCGAACTCATCTAAAGCATCACGAAGTTGTTCACCCATACCCAAAACCACACCAGAGAGGCGTGTAATGGATAGACCCATGGACAAAAACTCTTTAGCATAATTTAGCGTCAGGTCAACACCTTGGTCAATGATCTCAATCGCATCAATGTTGACATCAACCAGTTTTAATGTAAACGCAAAAATCGGTTCAGCAACCAAAGATTTATAACTCATTGCCGTAGTCGGATGACTCCACACAGCAAAGAGCGTACCATCATCTAAAAAGAACCCCACTTCCGTAACCCAAAACTCTTTCTCTTTATCTTTGAAAATTGAGTTCAAAGAAATTTGATAGTTCTCTTTGTCAACGTTTGAGCTTAAAAATGGTTCTCTAAGCTTTTCGTTTTTTAAGGTGGTTTGCTCCGTATTTGGAGCATACCTACCTGAACCAATCGCCACATGCGTGATGTTAATTTTGAGTCCATCAATATCCTTTTGAAAAAGTGCTTGTTTACCAATATCCGTAATAATAGGTATGATTTTATCACTAACTATGGGTTCTGCCATCTGTTTACCTCCTGTATTCTAAGTGTCATAACAGGAGAGAGATGACTGTCCGATACAACAGGTCGTTTAATCTCTCCTCCTATCTGCTCTATCTGCATCGCATTGACCACACCATGCATTCCTAAATCAAGCTCTGACTCTTTTGTGTAATCTTCAAACAGAAGATTATTACGTTGAAGAGTTTTAGATTGAACCATTGCTCCCACTGAACCGACTTGAGCAAATTTAAAATCACCTTGAGGTGATACCCCACTTGATCTGTTTATTTCACTGTTTGACATCGACACAACTAAGGCAACCTTATTGTTATCACTCTCAGCCCGATACTGTGGCGAAGTCATATCGGCTCTATCAACGCTTTTGGTCTCAATAGCAGGTAAAATGCTTATCTTATCTGCACCACTGTTTTTATACTGTGGGCTTGTTCCACGACCATCATTTTTTTCAGCAACAGAAATAGAAACGGGTAGAGCCACTTCATTTCCGTATGTGGCTTTAAGATACATCTTATAGTGACTGCGAACATTCTTATACACATTGATATATTTTAGTAATCGTTTCTGCTCATACTCTCCTAAAGCTTTTCCCGTAATATTAAAAAGTCTTGCAATGTCAGCAACAACAATAAAGGTGTACGGCTCAGTTGGTTTAATACCTAACAAATCCTCTTTATCTTCCCACCACTCAGTAATCTCTGTATCTACGCCCAGCACACTTAGCACTTTTTCAACAGCCCAACGTGTCCCTTTGCGTCTATGGAGCTGTAGAGAGTTCGCTATCATCTCCCTTTGTTCTGCTTCATTTAAATCTTCAAGTTCCCAGTAAAAATCCGAACCAAAAGAGTGAGCCAGTAATGGTAAGAACTTTACAGGACAAGTTCTAGGATTGGCAAGGGTTTTAATGGTTTGCATCTCTAAACGTAACTGCTCTACACGTTTGGCGTTGGCAATGTCTAAAGCATGTTCTTCTACTGGGTAAACAGCAGGTAAAAGAGAGGTCGGTTTGTAACTAGTATTGCTCATTGTAAACCTCGTAATTAACTTTTTTGGCTGTACAGATTGCTATACTGTCTCTGTCAACAGCTATACGCTCTACTGGACTTCTTAGTACTACTTCTTTTACTCCAGCTACGCGTAAAAAATCATTTATTTCACTCTTAGTAATATCTGCCCCTATTTTCAAAAGCCCATTTACCCCCGTAGTGAGTGACTGCATCGCTTGGGTATACACCGAAGCACTGTCATTTCCTTCAAAAATCTTAAGTGTTGCATCCACTTCATAAGTAATGGCTTTGGCATAGCTCACAACAACTTTGTCTGTCAATGGTCGAATTTCAGAGGCAGTTAAAGCACTATATACTCTATCTGATGCTGTGTTTTCCACATCGGTAGGGGCATAAATAACCACATTAACCACTCCACACTCTTCAGAAAACACCGATACATCTTCTACACGGCTATCAGCTCCATGCGCATAGCTTTTGTAGCTCATTTCACTACCAGCTGTAGATTTATCGGCAAGGCTCAAAAGGATTCTTTTTCGTAAATCTTCATCGCTCTCTATACTGTCACCATTTTGAAAAACTTCTAAAGCTTCTATATTCCCGATGTAAGGTAATGGGGTTTGAAGTAGCGTTGTTTTAACTTCGTTTTGCTTCTCATACATTTGTAGTTCAATCAAGCCAGTTGCATTTGTCACGCCTGAAACAAATACAACATCTTCTAGCAACACAGCTCTATACTGCCCACCATCATCCATCAAAACGGAACCTGCAGGTAAAATAACTTGATAAGTAAGCGTAGCAGTCAAATAAAATTTATAATTTGCTGTAGGCTTTGCACCTTGCAATCGCTTTATACCATAGAAGACAGCATAATTTTCTAAATTTGAATCCGTAGTAGTGGAAAGAAAAAAGGCTTTAGAAAGACTGTTAAATTCTGCACGTAAGTGCATTTCACGATAAGCTGATGCTTGTTTCTCAATCAACATCAAATCGCCCTCGCTTGGTTTCCAATCGGGGAGAAGTTCTTGAACTTCAGCAATATGTTCTTGAAGCAAATCTTCATAGTCAAAATCTAAAAGAACATTAGGTGTTGCTAATGTTGATACGTTTATCATTTCGCCTCCAGTTGCAATTTCATTTTCAGTTTTCCATCTCCAAGTACTTCAAAAAGCACTTTTCGACACCTTACACGCTCTATGTGATGATTGATGGCTACAAAAGTATATTTTGTAGCCATCAATCGCCACTCAACATTAAATTCTCTATCACGCAGTTTGTAGAGTTCAGAACCATACTCTGGTCGCATTACTCTACTTCCGATGGGAGTAGAGAGAAGACGAACAATCTCTTCTATAACAGAGATAATATAACGTCTACCCTCTTCTTTTTTATCTTTATATTCTATACTATTTACAGATTCTTCATTCTGTACCACTTGTATAGAACCAATCATGCTAATTTTATTATCTAACTCAACAATTTTTTCAAGGAAAGTATTATTGTTTATTTTTATACTTTCCTCAATAAATGCTGTGTTAGAGAACATCTACGATTGTCCTACTGTTCCATCATCATTGGTATCAGCAATCTCTTCATTGGTTCCTGCTGTTACAGGTGCTGTAAGGAGTTGCGTGAGGTCAAAGGTAATGTGAGAAACTTCTTTTGGCATCCATGTGTCAATATTTACAGTTCCAGCAACAGTTGTTTTTTTAGCAAGAACCATTCCCATCTCTACAGGGAAGCCTTTTACATCTCCTGCAAATACAAAAGTAATTGTTTTTCCATCTTCAGCTTCTGTTTTTGTTGCTGCAAGTGTCACAAAAGTTCCATCATCAAGCGTCATCTTGCGACCAGTTGTTACACCATTTTCATCTTCAATAATCTCTTCTTTTACCACTTTTGGAACATTGGCAAGTGCTTCTACTACGCTTTTTACAGAATAGTTTTTTCCTCTAACGCTAACAGAAATGCCTGCCAAAATGTCTTGAAGATTCGCATCGTTAAGAAGCTTAAGGAGCATCTCTTCGATTTGACCTTTTTCTAAATTGTCAAGAATCTTTGCCATCTCTTTTACTTCATTGAGTGCAATATCGTAATCAGCAAGAGTCTGCTTAATTGCAGCATCATCATACTCACTGTTTTTAATCTCTGCTAAAATTGCTAGAGTCATATTTTTTTGACTCTCAAGGTTCAGTTTCATTACCTCTTCAATAGGGGTGTTGTTTTGTTCTGTTGTTACCATGGTGTCTCCATTGCTTTATTTTTTTGGCATAGTGCCTATAGAATTTAAAAAATAAACTCTATATGAACTACGTACTTCTTGTGGTCTTTGACCCACCTACATGATGGCTTCCTGTGTAAGGGCAAATTGTCATCTCGGTTACAACAGGAACCCCACCTACACCTAAATCTATACTAGAACTATCTATCGTTACAGCGTTTGCCTTTACTTTTGCATTCGTACATTCTATTTTTATATCTTTGTTACTTTTTATGCTTATGTTTCCATCTGCATCTATTTCTATATCATTTGGAGTTTCAAGTTTTATCTTTTTATTTTTTAACGATATTTCTGTCTTTGTACCATCTTTATATTTTACATACTCAGTGGTTCTGTCTTTTTCCGTATGGGTTATAGGCTCACCATCTGAGTGAAAAACACCTCGTAAAATATAACCTACATTCGCATTTCCAAACGGACAAAGCACCATAACCTGCTCTCCTATTTGAGGAGGACAATAATGTTTTTTAAAAGACCCTTGTTGAGCCATTAGAGGGAAAAAATCGGTAACTCTTCCCATAATGTCCACTTTTGCGAACAGAGCATAGTCGTCATGGTCATTTGGGCGTTGCTTGGTGTAAACTTCGCTTATGGTTCCAATCTGACAAATGTTATTTAATCTTCGCTCTATCTCTGCAAGGGTTATCATGATTCACTCCATTTTTCTGTCTGATATTCAATCTCAAAACTAAGCCTACTCGCTACATAAAAGTAGTCTTTATGCTCACCTACGATAGTTCTACCAAGATAACTTCCATAATAATAAAAATCATCCTGCGTAATCGCATCTCTCACAGCCCCTTTGACTTTCGGGACCAGGTCTCTAAGCTCTACAGCCTCATAATCATCAGGAGAGACAATCACATCTATTTCTACCAAAAGAGCATGATCTTCTGTTTCTGAGCTTTTGTCATGCTGAACTTTGTCCGTAGGGTCTCTAAGTATAATGCACGGATACTCACCCTCATTGAGAGGACGAGAAAGCCATTCAAATACTTTTTTAATACCCTCTATGGACTCCAGCTTATTTTTTAGCTGGTCGACTATCTGCTGATTTGTGGTCATTTTTCTTTGGTTCAACATAATCTTTGGCTACGCCTTTGGCTTTTAGGGCTTCGGCTGTACCCGGATCAATGTCATTTTTCTTGAATGCTGTATGCACTGTTAGAACTTTCCCTTTTTTAAGGGGTGTGCCGTTCCAACTAAAATCTCTGGTCATTTCGATTTTCATGCGTTTTATCTCCTTTTCTCAAGATAGATGCGAACCAAGTCTGAGTTCTCATCTTCTTTATAATTTACTCTAAATTTTTTTTCATCAACATAAACTATCATGTCGGCTTCTATTTGTTCTGCATCTGTTGCTTTTACCAAAACAGAAGGTTCAGAGATTACCATCTCTGTGAACTCTGTTTCTATGTTTGCTTTTGTGTCGAAATAACATAGGATTTCAGTTTTTGAATCCTCTTTTTTCAAGATGCTTGTAAATTCATCTTCATTAAAAAAGACTTCCTTTAAATCATCATTAAGCAGTTCTTTAAAAGTCATTACTAGGCATTCAACTTAAAAGTAACTTCACTCACTCCACTAGCCTTAGCATACATCGCCAAGCCCAAAGGAGTATTGTCTGTATCAACAACCGTTATCTCTTTAGCAGTGGCATCCCAAAAGAGACGGGTACCAACCTCAATCACATCATCAATCTTTGCACTATCTGTATATGCTCTTGTCATATCAAGGACAATTACATCTCCTATGGCTCCTGAACCCATCGCTACGCCACACACATTTTTGAGAGGAACGATGTCACCCACCTCTGTTTTTTTGGTTGCAGTCCACTCTAAAACTTTTCCATCTTTGTATAGTGTTGCCATTATGCTACTCCTTTGTTTTTAGCCATACCACGGTGGTCTGTTGCACTTACACCAAAGTCAAGCTCTACATTAAATTCAATACCATCAAGACCTTTGTTGGTCATCTCAATGATTGGCATATGCTCTGTGTTTCCAGCCAAGAAACCAACAGCAATGGTTCTTGTTTTCGCTGCTAAGATGTAGGCATCTTTTAGCCTTTGCTCTTCAACCAATGTATAAAGATTGTTAAATGGATTAACCACACCTGCATTTTTACCATCGACTGAAGCTGTACTTCCAAGGAGCTTACGAGCTGTTAATCTGTTTTTTCTACCGACTAATAAAAACTCTGGAGTAATGTTCAGTGCAATCTCTTCTTTACCATTTGTATAGACCTGTTCACCAATCATGGTATCAAGCTTTTCAAGTGATTCTTCACTTAAAGCAGCAGCTGCTCCTAAGTTGTTATGATCAGCATGGAAAATTGCTTTTAAATCTCCCATCTTGTAGTTTTTGTACAGACCTTCACCTAAGAGCATGTCATACACATGCGTGTTGATTGTTCTTTTTGCTTTGTCAATGAAATCCTTAATGATTCCAAGTAATGCCCCAAGGTCATCGTTAATGAGCATCTGACGCGTAAAGAGTAACTTTTCACCGTAAGATTTAATCGCCCAGCTTCTACCATTTTCTTCAAAGGTTACATTTTTACGCTCTCCCTTTTCAGAAACTTCATCAAAGGTTCCCAGAATACTTTTACGTTCAATAAACTGCTTTGGTCTAAAGTCAGTAAAGTACTCTGTTTGCGTCCATAGCTGATAAGTTGTTGCTATCTCATCCCAGCTCTGCTCTAAAACTCTTTGAGCTGTAGACAAAAGAAGGTTTGGAAACGCTGCTGTGGTCATGGCTCTTTTTACGATGTCATCACGGTTAAAGTTATCTGCTTGACCTCCAAGCACCCGAGCGATGTCCAAAAGAGACGCAGACGAATAACGTGCCACATCATCATGAGGATTGTTCAGATTAAACCCAGCTCTCATAAGTAAAGAGTCTGAAACGGCTCTTGCTATCTCTTCTTGCTCATTCCCTGACTCTGTACCTCTTTTAAAACCAACACCTACCTGCTCTTTTCTCTGCATCTCCAGCAACTCCTTTGCAAAATCATTTTCAGTTTTATTGGCATCGTTAAGATGTCTTTGTAAAACCTCGTTCCCATCTTCAATATTATGATGACGTGCTAAAGCCGTGATTTTGTCTTTTCTGTCACGTTCAGAAGCATCTCTTTTTAACGCTTCATTTTCAAGCTTTAACGCTTCTCTTTCCAGTACTTCTTGCTCTGCTACTAAAGTACGCTGAACACTTTCATCTTTTTCATTTTCAAGCTTTGCTTTAATGCTTTGCAACTCTCTTCTAATCTCTTCTAAACCCACATCTTCTCCTTGTTTTAAATTTCTGTTAACCCCTGCATTTGCATCAGCACCTATGGTTACGAGTGATGCTTCAAAGAGTTCCCACTTTGTAACATCCACCTGAGTAACTTTGTCGTTTTCATCACGAACCTCAGACTTTTCTATAATTCTTCCACCAACACTAATCTCATCGAGTGTTTTTTCTACTACCATTTGCCAAGGCACTTCAGCGTCAGGGTTTGCTTTTGAGAAAATGGCATCTGCTTTTAACTTTTTCTCTTCGACTCTAATGTTTTCAATTCGACCAATCGGTAATGAATGGGCATTGTGGTTTGACAAGAGTTTCACTATCTCTCTGTTAACCACAACGCTGTCATCTGTATGCACTAACACTTGTGGGTAACAGTCTGTTTCATAGTTACGTCTGTTCCACTCACACATGGTTACGGGTGCTTCGGTACTAATAACAATGGGGACTCTACGTTCCTCTTCGTTAATGGTTGCGT